CCTGTGGAGTTATCTATAACATAATCGTGTTGTGCCATTTCCTAATCCAAAATTTTCTCTAAGTATATCTTAAACCACTATTAACTACCACGCCCAAAGCCTGTAGCAGCATATTTAAAGTTTCTGTTTACATGACTAGATCCATTTTTTATATCTATATCAAAGCCTGATCCAGTGATATTTGACAACGTGAAGAAATCTCCCGATTGAGCATTTTCTATTGTTATTCCTATTGAAGGTAAAACAGAGTTAGCAGCAACGCTAGTACCCGACTGACCTGTGAAGAAACTATCTGTGAAAACAACAGATTTAGTTGCCACTCCAGATGCAATAAAACCACCGCTTGAAGCGGCTGCATTACCAAGACTTGTTTCTGTTCTACTATCTAGCTCTGCAAAATATCCTAGTTGATCTATTTCAATAGATTGGGCTGGGTCAGTCGATAATAAATCGCATTTGAATTTAAAACCTCTGCCAATATATGTACCATTAACAAACTTTTGATAAGGTTCAAACTCTGCTGAATATGTACAGTTTCCGCTTGTATTTAGAGAGGTTGCAGAATTTAAAATAAAAGTATTTGCATTGGGAACAGAGGCTATTAAATAATCACCATCAACACCAGTACCAGAGGTAAAATCAAGAGTAACAAGACTTCCAACACTATAACCATGTGATGATTTTGTGATTGTGATTGTTGTACCCGCACCGCCAGAACCATCGTTAATTGTATATGTGGCCGATACAGATAAATCAGGATCAGAATCAGTTGTAGCAACCGATAGAGTGGCGTTCACATTAAAGGCGGTCGCCCCGTCAAAATCTGTCCACGTATCAACATTTGCAGTTCTAGTATCAAACAAGTCATTAGGATAAAAACCTTGTGTAACAAAATGCCTTCTTAGTCTTAAAGGTTGTTTTCCTCCAAGATCAAGAGTTGATTTAAAGAAATATTGACCACCTGTTAAAAAATCAACATCACCTATAAAATCAAAATCTGCTATTGCATCAAAATCACTTATATCATCAAGTAAAACAGTAGAACCTAAAACTAAACCATTGACTTCATCAGAAAAAAAACAATCATCCCTTACACCTTGAAAAGGTGGGTTGTCCAAATCTTCTCTATCTTCTAAAATTGTTAGTTTTGGAAAAACATCAGGTTTAGTATTTATGTTTTTTATTGATGCTGGATTTGCACTAAGTCTTCCGCCATCATCTTTAAAGGCAAGAAGGTACGTTCCATTAACAATGTTAGGTACAATAGACTCGCTGATATTTCCAGAAAGTTCTGGCACTACGTCAACAGCATTTGTAAAAGTTGCACCTGTTGTTAAGTTTGAACTACGAATAACCACGTTCCCACCATGCACCACATCAACCGAAGTTGATTTATCAAAACGTAGTCGTACAAACTGATCTGATAAAGGTTCTATTTGTACATTTTGTACATCATCAGGTAAAGCTGTTTTACCGATGGCATTAAAAGTAATTTCGTTTGCCCTTTCACTTAATTTATTGATTGTATTTATAGAGGAAACTCGAATTACAAACCTTCCGCTATTAATATTATCAATATCAAAGTCAGTGCCTTTAACTTGTTGATTAATAAAATTACCATTTTCAAATTTGTATTGCAAATAATAACCTATTGCACCTTTTACAGCAGCGTATGAAATAGATAATCTTGCAACTGCCTTGTTATTAATAACAACTATTGATTCAGTAGCAGTTAAATTTTGTGGAGCAGGTAATTTTTGAATAATTAAAGAAAATCTTTTTGTTGGCAAGGCAGTGCCATCTTCAACAAAAGCATATTTACCACTGTTATGTGATGCTGCCGTGATACTGAATGTAAGATTTTCCTGTTCCTGTACGTTTACAACTCTCCATGTTGTTGGTTCTAATGTTGTATTTTCTATAACCCAAACACTGTTAGCTTGTGGCACGGATGAGAAGGCAGAGGAAACAGTAACAGTAGCAGAACTAATTGCAGATATATCTCTAGTTTCTAGCGTTCCATCAGATAAGATTACCGATAATTTTGCACTATTAGAAGTTACAAGGTCAGTTGATGCCGTATCATCAACTTGTATTTGAGTTGTACTTATACCTGTTTTTATTCTTCCTCCTCTTCTCACTCCTTGCTTAACTTCATCAGCTATTGAAATAACTTGATTTGGTCTTACTAAAACACCAGCCTCAGCAGTAATACTAAAGTTTACTATTTCAGATGAATTATTTTGATTAAACAATAACCATTTTGCCATTCTTGAAGCTTGACCTCTTGAAGTTGTTCCAAAGGCTTTTATAGTTTGTGTTTTTATTCCATACCTTGACTGTGCTGTTGTGTCATCTACTGTTTCATAATCAATAGCTTGGGTTGTCATATCAAAAAAACCTACATTAATTCTTGTATATTTAGCTTTCTGACTTTGATTACTATATGAAAAACCACCCTCTAATACATTTGAATTATTAAATGTATAGACAGATGAAGAGGGTCTATCTTGTGAAATTGAAATGCTGCCAGCTTCATAAAAAGCTTGCACACGCATCACTGAACAAATGTCCTGTATCAATTCAAATGCGTCTTTCTGATTGTTGATATTTACATTACAACTAAATCTAGCTTCGGTTGTTCCTGTTCCAGAGCCATCATCTATTTGAGTTGAGTTGTATTCAGAAGCAGAATAGAACGCAAACTTATCTATAGATGTTTCTGGTATGGACGCTCCGTAACGGGTGTTCGTAAGAACATCATATAGAACCCAAGCGGGATCGTTTGTGTACTCCTTGTCTGTTTTTAACGTGCCGTTGAAACTACCACTGAAAGATAAACTGCCATCAGATCTTACAGTTGCATTATGTGGAATTTTTACTTTTATTCCTCTGATTCTGTATGTTCTTGTTGGAATTGATCTGAAAGATTCTGCATTAAAGCGTAATCCAACATGAGCAATATTAGGGTAGGCTCTCTGTTCTGCTGTTATTTCTGTAAAAGATGACCAACTAAACTTATTCTGTAAATTAGTATCAGTAGAATCATTAGTGACTCTAGTAACAGTAGCGGTTATTGGATAGTTTAGATTTGATAGACCTGTAATAATATAATCTCTAAAATACTGTGTATTTGTTTTACCGATTACAGCACCTTTTGTCCCTTTAATAACTCTATGTTCTGTACCATTATTTTCTGTAATTTTTATTGATAAGTTAACTTGGGTTCCATTTGTTTCACCTGTTTCTGTATTAAATTTTTGTAATGTTGGAAAAGCAATAGTTATTCTTAATTTATCTATTTGACTTGAAATGGATCTTGAAACAGGACTTGCTTTTGTTACCTCAACACCTACACCAGTCTCAGATTCTATTTCATTAATCGTATTTAATGCGGTTTGGTTAGATGTTCCAAATCTAGACTCAAAACTTATATCTTCTCTTATAAAGTTAAAATCTCCTTCAGTAAGGTTATTTATATCTGCTGATTTTTTTAGTACTTGAGTTCCATTAAGGAATACATCTTTTAATGATGCAATGTCATATTTATTTGTACCTTGTGTAAGATTAGCTTCTACGGCTGATTTGAAGCCAGTTATTTCTCCTTCTGATAATACATCTATAATATCGTTAGATTGTTTACTAGATAATATCGAATCTGTTGTAGTAGAAATACCATCAACTTCACCTCTTAATATAGCTTCTCTATTCTGCTTTGTAAATGTAGCATTACCTGATGTAGAAACCGATGTACTGCTTTCGACTTTAAATTCTGTTGCAGATATTACAGAGGTAACAACAACATTTTCTGTTGTAGCAGAACCAGAAGAAATATTTAAATCAATAGTATCGCCTACAGTTAATGTTTCTGCTCCACTGTGAGTTATGGTAATAGTATTTCCTGATTGAGTATATGTAGCAGTTTTAGGAACATCTTCTTTGTAAAAGCTAACCACTTCTGCTGAGACAGTTTCTGATGATGGTCTTGTAACTGTAAATGAAGTCCCTGAGATAACAGAGGCTACCGCTAATTCTTGTCTGACTTCATTAGCAGAACCAACATTAAAAATTAAATTTAAAACATCACCAACAGCAATATCTTGATCGCCAGCTTGTACAATTGTTGCAGTAGTTCCCGTTTGACTGTATGACGCAGTTTCAACAATAACACCATCTATTTCAATTAATTTACCTGCTGCATCAAATCTAATATCATTGCCTAAACCGCTTGTACCATCTGCTCTTAAAAAACCATCTAGCTGCGCGTCTGTAATATCACCGAAATAATGCTGTGTAAATACATCAGCAAAATCATCAAACAAATCATCAGGTAAAGAACTAGAAAAAACCATTAAACAGAAACCTCAATCTGGTCTGTATCAATTCCATTTGATACATTTATACTTCCAACAAAGATTTCTCCATATACAAGAGGCAGTGCAACACCAGCCCTTGAAACGTTTGTGACCCCGCTAAAGGCAAAGTTAACCGTGGCATCTTCTGGTTCTAAAGATGAAAGACCTTTAGGTTTCGGTGTTAAATAGCTATTTATATCATTTAAGATTAAACCAGTACCTAAAGTTACAGCTATTGAACCTAATACCCCCGAAAATGCTGAGGCAAGAAATGTTTTACCTGCCCCAACTAGTAAACCTCCTAATAAGATCCCTAACACGCCACCCTCTACTACAGGTATTATTTTTATCTCATCTTTTATTGGATTTAATAAATCATTTTCTGTAGCATCATATTCACCCATATCCACTCTATAATATTTGTCCATCATATATGTTTCCAACTCTGGGTGATTGCAACGAAGAAAACGCATCACCTCAACAGTATTTCTTACATCTGCCTTCTGTTCTTTCCATCCTACAAAATCTGCCAGATCTCCATATAGTTTTACTGTCTTAAGCATGGATCTCTCTGTAATGTTTTTATTTTATCTGTTGGCTTAAATT